TTCGATGATGTCGGGCATAAAACTAAAAGGTCAAAACGGTTTATATACACCGGCATCTTTTAGCCACATTTACAAACTAAAGACCACTCAAATGTCTAATGATAAAGGCACATGGTTTGGTTGGGAAGTAAGTAAAGTTGGTCCTATTACTGACGCAAGTATTTATCAGCAAGCTAAATCGTTTTCTGAAAGCATCTCTAAAGGTGCAGTGAAAGCGAAGCATGGTGAAGAAAAACCAGCGGAAAGTAGCAGCATTATATAATTCCTTCGGGAATGTGCACAGCGTGGGCCACAAGGGAGACTAAGTGGCCCACGTAGACAGGATAATTATGCAAGAATATATAAAACTATTTAATGGCTACAGGCATGCGTATGGAATCGCAGATTGGACTAACGCCATTGTCGACCCAGAAAGCGGAAAGAAAAAACCTAACTACAGATGGACATATGAAGAATTTACAGACAATATTTATCAAGAACATTTAAATGGTAAAATATCTGTTGGTATACAGCCAACAAATGAAAGCGGCAACGCTAGATTTGGAGTCATCGATGTTGACCCAAAACAATACGAAAACTTTGACAAAAAATTTTATTTAGAAACAATACAACAATATCAACTACCTCTTATACCAATTGAATCAAAAAGCGGTGGCTTACATTTATATTTATTTATGAATGAGTTTGTAAAGTCTACACTAATTGTATCTTTTTTAAGCAACTTACTTCCTATATTTAATCTTAAATCTGACTGTGAAATATTTCCTAAGCAAACACAACTAACAAAGGACCCGGAAACAGGGATTTTAAAACCAGGACAGTTTATTAATTTACCTTATTTTGAAAGCACTAAACGTAGAGCATTAAATATAGACGGCACATTTTTTACATTAGATCAATTTATAAAAGTTGCAGATGCAAACATAACAAGTGTAGAAGATTTAAAAACAATCACACTAAACATGGAACAAAGATCTATGGAAGGTGTTGACGAAGATTTTATAGAAGGTCCTCCTTGCCTGGCTTTAATATCTAAGATATCAGATCAACCAAGTTTTGATGGCAAGGACAGGTTTATGTATAACTATCATGTGTTTGTTAAAATGAAATACCCAGATAGTTGGGAGCAGAAAGTAAAAAATGCACCAGTAAAATATTTTGCAAGGGAACATGCTAATGCATGGGACGATAGTAAATTAAAACAAAAAACTAGATCGTGGGGTAAATCAGAGAAAGGTTACACTTGTAATCAAAGCCCTATTAGTGACTTCTGTAAAAAAGGAATATGTGTAAAGAAAAAATTTGGTGTGTTAGCAGGCTCTAAAGGATCTTATCCTGTATTAACAAACTTACGTAAGATAGATATAGAACCAGATCCAGAATACGAATTTGATGTAACTAAACCAGACGGTATCGGTAAAGCAACAGTTCATTGTAAAACAATAGAACATGTAACAGATCAAAGAAAAAGAAGAAATGCAATTGCAAAAGCTGCAGGGTTTCCACCACCAATTATCAAAGGACCAGAAGATCAGACAATATTAGAAACTTTATTTGACACACAAAAAATTATTAATCCACCAATTGGTACGTCACCAAAAGAAAAACTACATGACGTATTGCACGCAAAAATAAATGGACCAAAAGCTATGAACGATGCATCATTTAAATCTGGTACAGTATTAATAGAAGATGGTTATGCGTATTTTAAATTTGATAAATTTTACGACAAACTTAGATCTAAAAATTGGAAACACGGAGAGGACAAGACAGGTGTAATGATGAAAACTAATTATAAAAAATGTGACATACAATTTATAGAACAAAAAAGATATCCTACAAAAGAAAAGGGTAAGTACAACACACCTACAAAAAATATTGTAATGATAAGCATAGAAGAGTTTAAAGACATAGAAATAAATCATACAAAAATAAAACATAACACGGAGATAATGTGATTAGAAAAATATTGGGTCCTCCTGGTACAGGTAAAACGACAAAGCTATTAAAATATGTTAAAACATTTTTAAAACTAGGCACACCTATTGACAAGATAGGATATTTTGCATTTACTAAAAAAGCTGCAGATGAAGCAGTAGATAGAATGTTAGACTACCACACAGCATTTCAAAAAAAAAATTTAAAACATTTTAGAACTCTACACTCTTTGGCATTTACACAATTAGGTATGAAAAAAAGTAATGTAATGCAAGACGAGCACTACCAGGACATAGGCCGTAAGTTAGGAATAGAGGTTACTGTTTATTCTAATGGTGAAGAGAAGACAGGTTTTGTAGATTCTGATAGCGAGTACTTTAATATAATTAATGCAGCTAGAATCAAGAACGTAACTATAGAAGAAGAATATAATACAGACATGTATTCAGAAGACATAGATAAACATCAATTACAAATTTTAAAAGACGAAGTGGATAATTACAAAGCTGCTTATGGGTTAGTAGATTTTACAGACATGATAGAAAAATTTAATGTGTCAGAATTGTGTCCGAAATATGACGTAGTATTTGTTGACGAAGCACAGGATTTATCTCCAATACAGTGGAAAATGTACGATATACTTAAGAAAAACTCTAAACATGTTATATTAGCAGGGGACGATGATCAAGCTATTTATGGGTGGGCTGGAGCTGACGTTAAACGTTTTCAAGACGAGCCTGCAAAAGACATAGTTTTGCCACAATCTTACAGGGTGCCACAAGAAGTGCAACATATCGCTGATCAAATTTTAAGTAGAATACCTGATGACAGAAGAATTAAAAAAAAATGGTCACCACGTCCGGAAGCAGGGACCGTAGAACACATAACGGCTATAGAAGACGCACCTTTGCACGAAGGTGACTGGCTGGTGTTGTCTAGAACCAATGACAAATTAAATAAATTAAAACCTATTTTAAAAGATATGGCTATTTACTTTGAAATAAAAGGTAGAAAGAGTTATAAAACAAGATTGTATACAGCAATAAAAAATTACACAAGATGGACTAACGGAGACACATTATCTTTGTCAGAATGTAAAGACTTATTTGAATATTTAGAATTAGAATGGGTAATGACAGAAGAAAGAATGTATGACTTATCTGAGTTTGGTTTTACAATGGATCAAAACTGGTATGAAATATTTAAAGCAGACCCAGAAGAATGTTTGTATATTAGAGAAATGTTGAGGTCAGAAGAAAAATTAAATAATCCCGCAAGAGTCAAGCTGTCGACAATACACGCAGCAAAAGGTGGAGAGGCAACAAACGTTTTATTAATTTTAGATAACACAAAAAAAATAAGAGACGCAATAGACAAAAGCGAAGACAAACACGATGAAGAACATAGAGTTTGGTATGTAGGTGTTACACGTGCAAAACAAAATTTATACATAATGACAGCTAAACAGGAGGACAAAGGTTATGACATCGAAAGCGTTACATAAACAAGTTTCGGGAACTCACTATATGTACATGGAGATACAGCCAGCAGAGTTTATAAACAAGAACAAATTGCTTTTTGCAGAAGGGAATGCTATAAAATACATATGCAGACATTCTCGCAAAGGGGGAATAGAAGACATAGATAAAGCAATACACTATTTAGAAATGATAAAAGAAAGGGACTATGGAACCAAATAATCACATACCACATTACATGGGTTTGTTTACGTGTCTGTTAGTTTTATGTTATTTAATATGAAAAACAGAAACAAAAGCGTAATTAAAAAAATTATTAAAATAAGTAAACATAAATTTAATCTAGAAATATACCCACGACTAGTTGATTGGGAAATATTTCCACACAACTACGATGCTGCTTTGTATGCGTTTAGCAACAAAGATAAATTAACAAAACAAATAGAAGCTAACTACATATACGAACAAAGGAAATAAAATGAAGATACCTACCTTTAGTGCACAAACAGAATGGGTTATACCTACAGAATTTCCAGACCTAAGAGAAGTTGACGAAATTGCAATTGACCTGGAGACAAAAGATCCTGACTTAATTAAAAAAGGATCTGGATCTATAATAGGTAATGGAGAAGTTATAGGAATAGCTGTAGCAACAAAACATTACAAAGGATATTTTCCTATAGCGCACGAAGGTGGTGGCAACATGGAAAAGAAAAAAGTTTTAGAATGGTTTCAAGATATTCTTAAGACAACTTCTACAAAAATATTTCATAATGCAATGTACGATGTGTGTTGGATTAGGGCTATGGGTCTAACAATTAATGGAATGATTGTTGACACAATGATAGCTGCAGCTGTGACTGATGAAAATAGATTTAGATATGATCTCAATAGTTTGTCGTGGAAGTATTTAGGTTTTGGTAAAAATGAAGCTGCACTTGCAGAAGCAGCAGCTGAATGGGGCATAGATCCTAAATCAGAAATGTACAAGCTACCGTCGTTAAATGTTGGCAGCTATGCTGAACGAGACGCAGAAGCAACATATGGTTTATGGCAAGAAATGAAAAAAGAAATTATTGCACAAGACCTGCAATCTATCATGGAACTTGAGACAGATTTATTTCCTTGTCTAGTCGATATGAGATTTAAAGGTGTAAGAGTTGACGTAGAAGCAGCACACAATCTTAAAAAAACGTTGATAAATGAGGAGAATTTACTGTTAAACGAAATTGAAAAAGAAACTAATGTAAGGCCACAAATTTGGGCCGCAAGTAGTATAGCAGAAGTATTTGAAAATTTAAAGATAGAGTTTGAACGAACTGAAAAAACACAAGCACCTAGTTTTACAAAAAACTTTTTACAAGAACACGAGCATCCTGTTGTTAATATGATTGCAAAGGCAAGAGAGATTAACAAAGCACATACAACTTTTATAGATTCTATTTTACGTTACGAATACAAAGGTAGGATTCATGCAGAAATAAATCAATTACGTAATGCAGGTGGTGGTACAGTTACAGGAAGATTTTCTTATCAAAACCCTAACTTACAACAAATTCCAGCACGTAATAAGGATCTCGGACCTAAGATTAGATCGTTATTTATACCAGAAGAAGGCTGTAAATGGGGTTGTTTTGACTATTCACAGCAAGAACCACGTCTTGTTGTACACTACGCGGCATTATATAAACTACCTTCCGTATACGATGTGGTAGATTCTTATCAAAACGATGCTGGAGCAGACTTTCACCAAACTGTAGCAGACATGGCAGAGATACCTAGAACACAAGCAAAGACAATTAACCTTGGTTTGTTTTATGGTATGGGTAA